CGCTTGCACTGATATGCAGTTCTCGTTTGTTGCGGATAGTGTTGACTATGCTTTGTTCCATTCGTGCTATGTCTGGCCTCAAATCAGCCTGACTCGGTGCAATCCCTTGTTCTAACATTCGCTGCGTTTCTGCACCCCCAATAACCGTTGCCCCTGCCATGTTCTTAAAGTGAGTAGGTTTCGTAACCAACTGAACACGGCCTGAAGGTTCAACCATCCACTCAGGACGGCGTTCACCGGCTATAAATTCGGAAGGGGTGCTTAGTGTTCCGGTGTCGAATTGTGGGACTTTCTGAGCTGATATTACTGCAACTGATGCGGCTCCTGCTATTCCTGCTGCTATTGCCATAGCTGGCCCGCCCTGCGCAAATCCAGATATTACCGCCAGCGCCGTGTTAATTATAGCCTGAATAATATCTGCCGCTTTTTGCTTCTTAAATTGTTCAGTCTTTAACTTTGATACTTTCTTTTGATAATCAGCTTCAATCTTCGCTTTTTGTGCCTCTGTAAGATTGGCATTCTTTAACTTTGCTTCTTTCTCCTTTTCAAGTAACGACATTTTAAGGTCAAATTCTGCCGTAGCCGAATCCGCTATAATTTGGAACGTTGCATCTGATGTAACTTGTGCCTGTTCAATTGCGAATTGCGATAGTTCACCTTCGCCGAATAGTCTATCGTTTGGACCACCGGCGGCGGGTGCTGCTAACTCTGCCGCTTGTGCGCTTCCTGTTACCCGTGGAGTGAATACAGGAGCGCCGCCGCCAGTTACGGGTATAATCTTTGCGCCCTTACTTTGAATGCCAACCATGCCGAGCGCAATAGCCTCAACCTCATTTTTAACCCGCTCCAGTGCAGCCTGTGAGCTTATCAACTCCCTTACCATTGAATCAGGGATAGGCTGATTTGCTAACCTCAACTCATACATAGCTGAATTAAGGTCTGATATTTTGGTGGTTAATTTTTGGTATGCCGTTACTTGCTTTTCAACTTCTTTTGTAGTTTTTTCATTTACATCGTTTACTTCCTCTGTTACATCAACCTGTTTATTTAGACTATCCTGCAACTCTTTATTCGCCTCTTTTATTTTCTTTTGCTCTTGCCATGCCTTATCAAATTTATCTTTACTAAATGCGTTTGATATACTTGCCCCTATTCCGTCAAATGCTTTAGCAACGCCTTTAAAGTCACCATTTGTTAACGCATCCCATGCCTTACCAAATGCAGAAAATGTAACCTTTGCAGAATCACCAAAAGAAGTTATTAGACTGCCAACATATTGGACATTGTAAGATATTACTTCAAATCCGTATGATACTTTCTTAAGAAATACGGTAAAATCATTTATAAGGAATGTACCAAGCTGAACAAATTTTCTTGCTAATCCGGATAGTATATTATCGCCATCCTCTAACGTTTTCTTAAATCTATCCCATGCTCCCGCCATCTTATCGGTATCACCAGATAAATTATCAGTAGCAACGGCCATTTGTTCATATGCTGTATTTGATCCGGTAACTGCTTTTGTAAGGTCATTGAATCTGTCTTTATTTTTTAGCAATATTTGAGCAATAAGAACACCCTCTAATCCGAACTTCTTTTGAAGCTCAACGTTATTACTTGAAATAGCTGAATTGTTATCTATTGCAGTATTTAGATCAAAAACTCCATCTTTATAATTCTTTGTATCAGATTGAAGTTCAAGTAAAACTCTTTTAAACCCGGTTCCCGCAATTTCAGCCTTCACTCCCTTTTCTCCAAATAGTTCCATGGCGGCGGTGGTTTGCTCTATCGAAAGTCCTGCACTTTCAGCAATCGTTCCTACCTTAACAATTGATTCCCTTAAGTAATCAACCTCAACAGCCCCAAACTTTGAACCGGCTGCAAGTACATTTATTGCCCTGTTAGCATCCTCTGCGCCTAATCCAAACTGATTCATTATAGTTGTAACTGCTGCCGTTGTTTCGCCCAAATCCAACCCAGTAGCCTTAGATAAAACTATGACGCTTTCCGTAACATCAGATAAAGCCTGTATGTTGGATAGTAGTTCAGGCTTTGCGGAACCGACCAACTTCATTGCATTTACTATCTCAACTCCGGCCTTACCGTATTCAGCACCTAAATTTTTTGCATTTTCTTTTAATGTGTTCAAATCCTTGCCAGCGGCTCCGGTAATCGCTGAAAGTTCAGATATAGCTTTTGAAAATGCCATCGAATCTTTTACAAGCGAAATCATGCCGGCTCCCAATCCAACTATTGCAGTTATTGCTAAAATGACAGGGTTCAAGAATACAGCCTTTAAAGCGGTTCCTGCCATTGCCGCAGCACCTCCAACACGTCCGAATATGCCAGGCAATCCGCTAAGTGCGCTGCTATAATTACCAATATTCATTCGTTGCTTTTCCATCGCTGTGGAATTCGCCCTCATAAACTCAGTATTCTGAGTTAACTTAGCGTTCAAATCCTTAACCGCCTGTGATTGTTTCCCGAATGTAGTAATGGCTTTGTTCCGTTCCTGTGTAAGTGCTTTGTTCTGCCTCTGTGCCTCCTGAATCGTCTTTACCTCCAACTTCAACGCCTCGTTATGTTCCTTCTCTTTGGCTGCTAATTTGGAGAGGGTGGCGGCTTGTGCTTTCGCGGCTCGTTCTGATTCACGTAATATCTTTTCAGCTTCCTTTTGAGTTGCATTCTGTTTCTGCTTCTCAATAGTCATTTGCTTTGAAATCGCTGATAGTTCCTTGTAGCTTATACCCTGCTTTTTCAACTCCGCCGTAAACTGATTCAATGCCGTTATACTTGACTGCATATTCTTATCGAATGCGGTCAATGCTTCATCAGCTGCCTTTATTCCGGCTATCGCTTCTTTGCTTACAATGGATTCTATTTCTGATGCCATGTTATTTTTTCTTTAATTGATCCTGCATTTTCCGACTCCGTTCTTCTGCCTGGTTCTTCAATTCGGCAAATTCGGTCAGTTTCATATCAGCATAGGACGGATTTATTTCCAGTATTGAACAGTAAATAAAAAACAGTTCCATAATCTTCGCCCCTTTTACCGGCTCTTTTTCGCGGAACATTTCCTGAAACTTATCAACTGATCGCTCCAACTCTTCCCGAAATTCTGCCACATCGTCAAGTGTTTTAATCTCAATTCCTGAAACCGCTTGCACCTGTTCAATGTAATATTGCAGTGCCTCGTCTGGTTGTGCTTTCATTCCGATTTTCTGCCGTGTCAAATCCAACTGCACTTTATGAACCAAATGAACATGAATAGCTTCAGCGAGTGCCTGCATTATAACCAGCTTATTTTGAAATATCAGCTTGTCAATGTTCCGGTATAACTCGCTGCTTTGATCGGGCGAAAATAGTTTATTGAATTCGGTTGTAAACGATTCGATCTGTTTAGTAAACCACTTTACAGGTAACCAATTGAAACGGCGGAATAATAACCGGACGTTTCGGTCGGATTCAAACCGTGCGTATTGACGAACGGTCATTGTGGATGGGGTGTGGATTATGTGTAGCATGGTTTTGAAGTCATTAACTATTGATTCAATTGCACTTGGGTAGTCACCTCTGTGGCTCATGAGTAAACTATTTTCTTGTACTGCTTTCCTAATTCCTCAGTCGTGATCTGTTTTGCTTTCGCCTGCTTTGACGGCGCAATCCCGAATATATCAGAACTATATTGATCTTCAAGTTTCGGTGCGTAATCAACTGAACTATTGATTGTAAACTGTTGGCCTTTTGCCTCGATACTCATTGCTTTGAACATGTCGCCGGTAACATATAAATCCGGTGTGCTGAATCCTTTTTTCTTTGCGTAGTTCTTTGAATATTTCGGTACGATAGCCTGGTCCTTCGCTGTCTTATGTTCTTCCTTCAATTGTTCGCGGTTCAGATTAAGCAAGTCCTGGTTATCGTCAATTATTCCCTCCACATAGGATTCAATGTCCTTTGTGAATCGGTTATGTTTGACGGTGAAATCGTGGAGCTTGCCCATTTTATTACATTGATAACGTTCTTACTTCGTCAAATAAATCAACCGTTTCGCAAACATTATGCAGGTATTCCATCCATTTGCACGGGTCAATAGTTTGAACGTGCTTCCACCCGTCAGCAAGTATTTCTTTTTCGATTACCTTAATTTCTTCTAATCCAACTACTTTTATTTTGCCTTCTTTGGCGTAAACAAATACAATTACATCCATTTCTTTGTGGTTTTAGAGTTCCTTTCAAATATACAACAACAATCCTTATTTTATCCAACTGTTTAAAAAAATAGGGGTGAAAGAATCACCTCCACCCCCACAAGTCAGCCAAGTTTTACAAGCTATTACGGAGTTACTCCATCAATTTGCAACGGATTAGTGATGTACGTTGCGTAGGTACTAACAGTTTTGTTAGCCTGAACAATGATATAGTCACCGGTTACAAGTTCATCGGTTGTGTTCTTGTAAGCTGTTACTGTGTAGCTGCCATCAGTTCCGGCAACTGCCGTTACAACTGCATCGGCAACATTCGACTCAACAACTACCCATGTATCCAGACCGGCATAGCCAACCGAAGATCCACGTTTTGTTGCTTTCAGTACAATAGTTCCGGCTGTTCCGTTGTAGGCTGCATTTGCCCGTAGGTTCAACCCAACCGGCACAAGTGCCTCAATTTCTGAACCGCTATAGTTCATTGGCAGTGCTTCCATGTTCTGAAATTCAGAAACATCTTTGAAGTTGATGTCGATGGGGTGCGCTTCCTGGTTGTTCTCGAAATTCGGGAATGTGATAGGTGCATAAACCTGACCCCTAAAGCCTTTCCATGCTCCGTTGCTGATCGGTGTCATTAACCGCATACGATCCTGAGTAACAAATTCAACCTCTACAATGGTTGAATTCAACCCCCAGAATGTCCGGTAATCATCAAACGAGCGATCAAGAAATACCCGAACCGATGGCACCGGCGAAGTAAATACCGATTTAACACCTGTGTTGCTTGTTTCGGTTGTAGCTTCATCGGTTGTGTTGTTGAACCCTGAAACCGGAACGTAAAGCGATACAATGCCAGCCGCCAAGCTGACATTAGTTTTTGTTTTGGCAATCGTTGCAAGTTCGGCGGCGGTGTAAGATGTATTCTTGGCAGATATAATCACGCCTATGATAGGCTGAAATCTGCTGTTACAATCACCGAGGCCGGAACTTAGAAACGCACCGCAAGAATTGATTTGTCCCATGTTAATTTGTTTTTAATTGATAAATAATTACGTTTTCTTTTGGAAGTTTTGCAAGTGAAATTTCGGGTATTACTTCCAGCCTCCCCGATTTATTTTTAATCAGCGCCCATCGTTGTCGGTCAACCGCCCACAATGAATCTATTGTTTGTATTAACTTTTCTTTTTCTCCGCAGTTGTAACACATCGTTAAGTAGTTGGTAATCCGGTTGAGAAGTAAATCAGTTCAAATGCTGGAACTGTAACACTTCCGCCAAAATCATTAGCAACACTTGTATTTCTTGTAATTCTAAAATACAAGTGATCTTGTTTTGTTAATGGTTGATTAGCATCATTAAATGGTAGCGTTACTCTTGAATGCTTTGTCTGGTATTGTAAATAATCTGCGCTATCAGTTACTGTCAGCGTTTTCGATGTTCCGGCATTAATCAATTCACCTTCGGCAATAGAGCGATATTCTATTTGCCATTCAACAGTATCAGTTCCTGTCA